AATTTCAATAGAATTTTTAATATTCGGATTTTGTGGAATAATAAGCATTTCTTTACTATTAATCATACCATTAATTAATACTGGATATTCCGAAGGACCTATAATTTTTGATATTATATAAATACCTATTCGTAAAAGTATAATAAATATAAATACAAGCATTAATAAAAACGCTAATCTTGATATAATGCTATTAGACTCTAAAAACTCTTTTGTTCCACTAATAACTTTACTTGATTGAAATGAATTAAATGAATCATTTGTGGTAGTTAATGTTGGAAAACTAGTTTCTGGTAAATATGAACCTAGGTTTTGCACTCGAGTTTTTAAATCATTTATTACAGGGGATGTATACCCATCTAATAGTTTTACATTATCTTTTGCAATATCTAAAACATCTCTGCCATTATAATTCATTCTATATTAGATTAATTAGATTTTTATTTTTATAATTGAATACTTGCTTGTTCTTTATTGTCTTTTAAATATGATAGTTTAATTTTATATTTATTAAAAAGCTGACCCATAAATCCCGTATTATACCCATCTTTATACATATTCCACGCATCTTGTGGATTTGTTGAATTTGCTAAGTATTTAATAGTAGAAGTACTACCAGAAAATCCGCCATTAGGTGTTATTAATACATTAGATATATCAGGCACTTTTACTACACCTGGCATAACACATGTTCTAACTAATTTTCCATCAATATATATATCAAGTGTTCTGCCATTTACACTAATTAATACATGCACCCAGCTTTGTATAGGTATATTTTTGACTTGGCAATTATGTGTTTGTGTTGCACTAGAAGATACATTTATAGAACTATCTGTGCTATTGGGATATGTATTAATTGCAACATCAAGATTATTTTGAAATGCGCCTAGACTTATTTTAGGACAAATATTATTTTGAGCATCAACTCGTTGTAAAATAATTTTTTCTTGTCCATATCTATACGACCAATCATCAATATATATCCATATAGAATATGTAAAATTAGAACTATTCAAATTCGATGTATCTAAATCTTTATCGGAAATAATTAATTGACTTTTACCATTATTATTATTGCTTAATGTTGAATTTGTAGAAAATGATTTATATGTTATCCATATAACAATTAATATAACAATTATCAAAAGTATTGTATTCATAATATAATATTAATATATTATAAATTTTTAAAATAAAGATTATTTCATTTTATAATAATTGTATAACCAAGATATTTTATGGCGCGTTAAATAATGATTATAATATATAACATTTTTAATATGTCCATAAATACCCTTATTTTTTCCAATAATAATATTATCATACTCCATATATGGAATTATATTAGGGGTTGATGATACAAGATGATTATCCATAAATATATCAAGTGTTCCTCCTTGATAATTAATTATAATATTTACCCATTTTTGATAAGGAATATCACTAGTATAAAATATAGTATCATTCGCATTAGAATTGTTTCTAATATTAAATATTATTTTATTTTGTTGTGCATTAAATAAAATAGATGGTTTGCCTCCATATGATAATAAATTAGTGTTTTCTGAATATGATACATTTGTAGACGGTGGTTGAGGATTAATATTTATCCAAAATGAAATTCCATAATTATATGTATGTGTAATAGTTTTTGATATTTTTGGGTATAAATCTAAAAGTGTTTCAGTATTTAATAAAACACTATCTTTTAATAAAACAATGGAGTCATGCTCTATAATCGAATTTAAAAATTTAGGGAGAACTATCCTTAAAAATATTAAAAATATTTCTATAAGTAAAAATGCAACAGCCCACCAAGTTGTAATATTATATTCATAAATTATTCTATTTATACTTTTATTAATAAAACATAATAATCGCAAAAATATTGATGATATTTTTGAAGGTTCTTTATTCTTAAAAATAATAACATAAAACAACTTTAATATAAATAAAAGGAATATACCTATTATTAAAAAATTTAATACATAAATGGTGGCATTTGCAATAGCTGGTGTATTTTTCATAAAATATATTATTCCTATAATAATTCCTATAATAACTCCAGCAATTAATATAGATGATATAAGTTTAAAAATATAATTTAATAATGTATAACTTGATTCTATTGAACTAGTTGTATCATCTTCTTTTTTTTTAATAAAAAAAAATATCATAATTATTAAAAATGCGCCAAATAATGAACATATTATAGAAAGACTACTATAATTATTAATTATAGTTGTTGTATTATGAGTAAATAATATAGATATAAATATAATATATACTATTAAAATTATTACCATGACAATTAATTTTTTATGTGTATTTATACTTTTAATAAAGTTAGAAGAATTCATATATATAAATTAGTAGAAAATATTATATGCTATATAATATTTTAGTAATTATAATAATTTATTATTCGTTATAAATATTTTATTAATATATTAATTATATTAATGACACTTGAACTAAAAAAATTTGACATGAGTCGTATTAGTTTTAGACCAGATGAAAATAAAGGACCAGTAATTGTATTAATTGGACGACGAGATACTGGTAAAAGTTTTTTAGTTAGAGATTTATTATATTACCACCAAGATATTCCAATAGGAACAGTTATATCAGGTACTGAAGCAGGAAACGGATTTTATAGCACACATGTTCCAAAATTATTTATACATGATGAATATAATATAGTAATTATTGAAAATATTTTGAAACGGCAAAAAATAGTATTAAAACAAATTAAAAAGGAACTTCAAGCATATAAAAAAAGTAATATTGATGCAAGAGCATTTGTAATACTTGATGATTGTTTATATGATGCTTCATGGACAAAAGATAAAATGATGCGTTTATTATTCATGAATGGTCGTCATTGGAAAATTATGTTAATCATTACTATGCAATATCCATTAGGTGTTCCTCCAAATCTTAGAACAAATATAGACTTTGTATTTATTTTAAGAGAACCATATATTGCAAATAGAAAAAGAATATACGAAAATTATGCTGGAATGTTTCCAACATTTGAAAGTTTTTGCCAAGTTATGGATCAATGTACTGAAAATTTTGAATGTCTTGTAATAAATAATAATTCAAAATCTAATAAACTGCACGACCAAATTTTTTGGTATAAGGCGGAAGAACACCCAGATTTTAAATTGGGATCTAAAGAATTTTGGGATTTATCTAAAAATATTGGTTCAGATGATGAAGATGATACATATGATCCTAAAAATATAAAAAAACGCGGCTCAGGACCAAAAATAAATGTTAAAAAAAAATGGTAATTTATTTATTCTTCTTTAGTATTTAAATTAAATATAGATGTTGGAATATTATTATCTGAAAATAATTCTTTTTGAATATTAACTAATGGTTCAGGTCTATTTTTTTCTTCATCACTATCATCATCTAAATTAATATTTCTTATATTGACCAAATTTCCATCAGCGTTTAAAATTTGGGTTAATTTATTACCGCTTTCAAGTGCTTTTGTTTTATTATCTTCCATTGCTTTTACACGCGCTTCTTTAATACGATTGTCAAAATCTTCTTTAGCCCGAGCTTCATTATTTGTTTTTTCATGCATTAATTGATTTAGTTCTGTTTCTAAATATTCAACCCTTCCTGTTTTATATGCTTCTGGATGAAAAGGCATCCACATCCCTACAGGTCCAACATACACATCATGATTTGGGTCTGATTCTCTCAACATTTTAGCCCTAGCTTCTGCCTCTGGTTGAGAAGGAAAACCTCCACGTATCTTTATTCCACGCACACTAGTTTTAAAATGATTTAAAGCATTAAATGAATTTTCAAGTTTAGTTTCATTTTTATCTAAAAAATTTTTATAATCATCTAAGAGATTGGTTTTGCATAGTTCATCTTTTTCAGTATTAATAAATGAATTCATATCTTGTGTTAAATCTTCAAAACTTAAACTATATTTATAACTAATAAAATTTAAAAATTGGTTAAATTTTTCAAATGATTTTGATAGGTCCCAATCTTTAACAAATTCATCCATATAAAACATCTCCTTTTGCTTTATAATTTGTTCGGGTGAAATAAATGAAATACAACAAAATGCCTGTCCCGCAATAGGTTTATCTTCATCTAATAAATCAATATATTTATCATTTTTAGAACCATCATTGTTTGTTGGATATGTAATATTCTTTGAATTTGACATAATAATTAATATGTATATACATTATTTAAGTATTTATATTAATATAATATTATTTTCTAATTAATTAATATAATGGTTTATATTGGAGATTATTTAGATATTAATGAATTTGTTAAAAGAGTTATAAAATATTTGGTAGAAGGTTTAATGGTTGCAATTGTTGCATTTGCTATACCTAAAAAAAGTTTAGCGTTAGATGAAGTAGCATTAATTGCATTATCGGCAGCCGCAACATTTAGTATTTTAGATACTTATTTACCCAGTATGGCCGTAAGTGCAAGAAATGGTGCAGGAATGGGAATAGGATTTAATTTAGTTAATTTCCCTCATTAATACATTATTTTAAACGGTAGATATAAATTCCCAATTTAATTCATTACATATTTTTTTCCATATTTCATCTTGTTCTATCATTTTTTCTCTATCTTTTAATAGTTGAAAATATGGTAAAAACTCATCTTCATTTAATAATTCGCATAATTTATAAACAGTGTAATAATAATTTAAAAAATTAATTCTATCTTCAGGACAATGTTTAGCATATGGTCCTTGAATGTCTGTAAATAAATTTGATAATAAACTTTCTAAGTCGGATGACATTACAGGTGGTTTAATGCCTATTTTTTCATTAATATATGGTATATGTTCATAATATTTATTGTATTCTAATTTTTTTAATATTTCTTTCATTTTTTTATTAGTTATATCTTTTATTGTAATTCTCTCCTTTTTTATTTGCTGTTTAATATTTTCTAATATACTATCATCTATTTTAGTGGTTTCTTTTGCTTGGAATTGTG